CAAGACCCGGCATATTTGGAACTATTGGAAAAAATAAATAAAATCAATATGAAATATAACAATTCTATTATTAATAATTAAAAACAATTAAATTTATGGCAAAATTTGAAAAAGCATCTGATGATGTAAAACTTCTCTTCGAAGAAGTACTTGGAAAAACAGCAATTCCGCAGTGGGTTGTAATTGAGGTTCTCTGTAATGATAAACAAAAGAACGACCCTTGCAAACTCTTTAAGGCAAACGACCTTTTAGAAACCCTCACCAATACAGACGGTGGCGGCGGTATTAATTTCGTTGTGGTTATCAATGAAGAAATTTTCGGTCAATTGCCGGAAGACATGCAGAAAATAGCGATTGATGAATGTCTTGCGGGTGTTGGTGTCAGCGATGCCGATGTATTAACTCTTGAAAAACCAAATTTTAACACACACACGGGTGTTCTGGCGAAGTATGGTGATAAGCCTATCATTGTGTTACACGAGTCGATTAAGAGTCTCTATGATGCTAAAAAGCAACAAGAAGACGAAGAAAAGGCACAGAAGAAAGGCAAAAAAAGTAGAAAACCCAAAGAACAATAAATTTTCAAACTTAGATTCTGACAAATCCCAACACCCTACTGTTGGGATTTTTTTATTTATAAGTATTTATGAGAAATATAATATATGCAGACATATAATATTAAATTTCCAATTAACGACGATTTAAGTAAAAACACTTATTTCTTGATGACACAAGTGACTAAAGAAGCACTTAGTTCGGACTTATTATTATTGCTGTTAACACAAAAGGGAGAAAGATATTACGAGCCAAATTACGGTACTAATTTATTGAAATTCATCTTCGAACCCAATGATAATATAACTGCTAATGATGTAGAAGAAGAAATAAAGAGTACTGTTTCGGAATATATCCCCAACCTTAAAATAAATGGAATAAAATATAATCGTCTTGTTGATGACAACGGTCAACCAATATCGGAAAACCAATTAAACGTAACCGTTTCATTCACATACACAGAAGACACATTTAGCGAGTCGGGTAGCCTCGAACTTAATTTTTAGTAAAATGAAAAGATTATCTATGTTAGAATTTATTGAAAGAGCAGAATTTATTCATGGTAATAAGTACGACTATTCGTTAACAAATTATATGGGAGCAAAAAATAAAATAATCATTATTTGTCCGACACACGGTAAATTTAGTCAAACACCTAGTAAACACCTATATGGTCAAGGGTGTGCTAAATGTGTGGGATTAACTAAAACAACAAGCGAATTGATTACTGAATTGAAATTAATTCATGGCGATAAATATGATTATTCGTTAGTTAATTATGAAAATGTAGAGAAAAAAATAATGATAATTTGTAAAAAGCACGGAATTTTTCGACAAACATCCGATATTCATTTACGGGGATGTGGTTGTCCTAAATGTGGAAACGAGAACAAAAAAAATCAATCTTCAACTAAAGAAGAGTTTATTAAGAAGGCAATGGCTGTTCATGGAAACAAATACAATTATTCTTTAGTCGAATATGTTAACGCAAAGACATGTGTTTCTATAATATGCGAAAAACATGGAAAATTTTTACAAAAACCAGATGGTCATACACAAGGCAAAGGCTGTAGGTTTTGTAACGAATCTAAGGGAGAAAAAAAAATAGAAGAATATTTAATATTACATGGTATTGAATATGTTAGAGAAAAAACATTTGATAAGTTTAAAAAATTAAAAAAATTCTATTCTTTTGATTTTTATTTACCTACGACGAATAAATTGATTGAGTATGATGGCGTACAACATTTCAAGCCAATCAAATATTGGGGTGGTGATATTGAATTTAAAGCAAGACAAGCCACTGACGAAATTAAAAATAATTTTGCAACAACAAATAATATCAAATTAATTAGAATAAAGTACGACGAAATAAATAAGATTGAAGAAATTTTAAAAAACACACTATAATGGCGACAGATACTACGACAAATATCATAAAATACGGCTCAAGAACATTCGGCGAAATAAGAACCGACCTTATTGCTTATATCAGACAAGCGTATCCTGAGGTTTTATCCGATTTTACCGATAGTTCGGTGGGTGCGATGTTAATTGACCTTAATGCGGGTGTTGGCAATAACCTAAGCATCAACACCGACAGAGCATTTCAAGAAACACAACTAGAATATGCTCAACAAAGGTCGTCATTACTAAGCATTGCAAAAAACATGGGATTTAATATCCCCGGCAGAAGTCCTTCCGTAACCGTTGTGGATTTCACCGTTACTGTCCCAGTACTTGGTGATAGACCCGATACTAGTTATTATCCCGTACTTGCTCCAGGTGCTCAAGCAATTGGTGCTGGTAAAATATTTGAAACACAAGATGTTATTGATTGGAGTTCTCCAGTGAGCAATTTAGGTGACCCAAACCGTTCGATTATTCCTAATTTGAATTCGAATGGTGTTGTTATGAGTTATAACGTAACAAAAAGAGAAGTGATTATCAATGGTAGTACAAACATATATAAAAGAATAATTAGTGCAAATGATGTTGTACCTTTCTTTAGTATAGTACTACCCGACCCCGACGTTATTGAGATAGAAAACGTTGTTTTATTACCCGGAGTAAATTATACTACAAACCCACCCGTTTCAGACTTTTATGTGAACGATAATAGATACTATGAGGTGGATTATTTGGCACAACAAAGAGTTTTTGTTGAGAATTATAGTAATTCAAATGATACTGAAGGTATTAAGGCGGCACACTGGATTGATATTACAAAAAAATTCATAAAGGAATATACTTCGAATGGTTTTTGTAAACTAACTTTTGGTAGTGGTGATGCTGATGCAAATGCATTTAAATCTGGTTTTCTTAAGGCTGGTGTAAGCAATAGGTATTTTCTTGATAATTTCTTAAACAACACAGCGTTGGGTGAGAAACTTAAAGCGAACTATACTTTATTTGTTCGATATAGAACTGGTGGTGGTAGTAATTCTAACCTAGGTGCAAATACATTAACTCAAATGGGTGGATATACCCTAAGAGTTCAAGGTTCGGATTCATCGTTCAATCAAAGCGTACAGAGAAGTCTAAAAGTTACTAATCCAATCCCTGCAATTGGTGGTAATGATGGCTTAAGCAACGAACAAATACGGATGTTAATTAAATATAATTTTGCGAGTCAAGAAAGAGATGTTACTCTTACAGATTATTTACTACAATTATATAAAATGGCTGGTAAGTTTGGCTCACCTTTCCGTGCAAATGCCTTCAAGCAAAACAATAAGGTTGTGCTCTCAATACTCGGCATAGGTTCAGATGGAAAGTTATCCAATACAAGCAACACATTGTTAAAATCTAATATAGCAGAGTATCTTACCGAATTCCGTATGGTAAATGATTACATTGAAATTAATGACGGTAAAATATTTAATCTTGCCTTTGACATCGATGTATATGTGGAAAATATTGCCGATAATCAAATTGCTAATAATATTATAACTTTAGTAAGAGATTATATGGACATTAATAAGCACGAAATGGACCAAAATATATTTCTTGGCAGATTGGAAAGACAAATTCTCGAAGCAAACGGAGTTATTAACGTTTTAAGTGTTAAGGTATATAATAGGGTTGGTGGTCAGTATTCTAATAACGTGGTTTCACAAGAATTTGCCAACACAAATACGGGTGAGATTAAAATTCAGAACAACACCATTTACTCAACAGAAAACGGTATGTTTGAAATAAAATATCCAGAAAAGGACATAAAAGTTTATTTGAGAAAGAGTGTAGTATAATGGAATTCATTAAGAAAAGAATACTTCAAGTAACTACTACGGGAACAACTACGAGTTGTACTGGTACATGTAGAGTTATTATTCCCGACCCTAAAGCAAAGTATTATATAAAATTTTGCTTGGTTCAGGATGCTGAAGATATTGGTTTTCTTGATGCATATGAAGTTAGCGGTGCTTTTAATTATGTTAATCTTTCTGGTGCAACTATTAGTGCTACGGAAGCGAATATTAAAAAGTTCGAAAAGGTCTTAAGCGGTGGAACTACATTGGCTGCAAGCGGTTTACCTACGGGGAAATCAACGGGAGTGATTATTGGTGTGCCAGTAGTACCGACATCGGTCGTAATAACTGGTGAATCAACGAGCAGATTGATTGAACTTAAAAAAGCGTTGCAAACCAATAATTTTTATAAGCAATATCTCAGTGGAGGTACATATACGAAAAACGGTGTAGATTATTCTAGTCCATATACTTCTTCGGGTATAAGTGCAATGTATTATATTGGCGGTATTAGATATTTAGACATATTTGTTGGATTTACATCGGGAACGACATTTAGATTTATTGGTCAAGGATATAACGGTCCTAATTTTATCAATAAACCCGTATATAAAAATCAGAATAAAGAAAACATTATTAGCAATCCAAAAATTTATGACGATGTATTTATAAACAGACAAGAAACATCGGCATTTGATAAAAACTATAGACTTGAATATATGAGAAGTCTCGTTGATTTGACAACATATGCTGGTGGTGATTTCTTTAAAATAGAAAAAAATACGTAATATGGCAATTGGAATTTATGGTAATGTTCGCCCCTCAGATGTTGATATAAATGATATCAGCATGTATTATAATTATACACCAAGCAGAGAAATAAGCAATAATACTATGTTTCTCATGAATGCAAACGAAATTTTGACATATTGCCAACTTCCAACAGATGAGCAATTTGCTAATAATGAAAATACTCTTGAGGGTCTTTATAACATGACACTTCCCGCAACAATATTCAATCAATTGGGAATCTATACAATCTATATCAAACCCAAAACATATACAACAGTAATTATTGATTGTAGTGTTTTATCCTCGCTTCCAAGTGTAAAAGGAATTGTGTTGGATTTAAACTCTTTACCAGAAAGTCTTAGAGCAAATAATGCAATGCAAGGTTATAGAATTGAATACATCAATACCGATGGCACTAAATTAAGAAATGTGGTAAGGTATGTAGTAACATCCAACATTGTTGTTCCTGTTAGTGAAAATATTGGTAATACGAGTCAGAAGGCGATAAGATATCGTTATGATAATTCTGGTACTTTAATGTTTTTACAACTGACTCCAAGTAGTTCATCTGATGTCAAACCAAACGTATTGCCATTTATTGGTAACCCCGGACAGACTATTTTAATATCAAATACATTTTTTTCACCATTAGTTATTGAAGTTGACCTAGTTAATAACACTATTGATACGCTTGCAAATATTCTTGCGGGTAATCAAGTAAAAGATGTTCAGAACGGTATATTAACATACTATGATGCAAATAATGTCATTACCGACCAGTTTAATTTATTTGAAATCAAAGATGATGTAACCGATGTTCCATTATATGAGGTTAAGCAAAAAAGAACCAATATTGATGAAACGCAAAATTTTGACGAAGTAATTGCTGGTATATAATCATTCTCCATTACGAATATTCTATAATCAAAAATTCCAATTCACAAGATTGGGATTTTTTTTTGTCGTATTTATAGTAAAATACAAAACTTGTGGGAAAAGCAAAAGTAGTAAATACAAATCTCGACCAAAACTTAAACGGTACTAATTTTAATAATATTACCTCTGAAACAATATTCAGTTTTGGGGTTTTTAAGGTTACTTCTAATTTTGACGGTAGAATACCGATTGATTATACCAATACGCTCAGTTCGTTTGTCAGACCAGTTACATTAGAAACACTTGGTGTTAATGACGCACAATCAACAGTGCTTTATGACTACACGGTAAACGCCACGTTAAATCTCGATAAGTCTAATTTAAACACTTACGTAAAGTTCGGTAGCACTTATGAATTTTTTAGGGTTGCAGTGCAAAATATTGTTTCAAAATTCCCGGCGAGTTTATTCGTTAATTCAAACACACTTCCCGGTGGAAACATAGGGTTTTCTAGTTTCACCTATAATTCGGTTACCGATAGGTCTAGGTTTAGAATACCTTCGGCATTCATTGTTAATAAATTCGGCTTAATTTATAACAGAGGTAATTCTGGGTATACCGATAGTATATTGAGAAACGTAAATCTCTCATATGAAAAATATAGTGTCTGGTCACAATTTAATCCAGAATTTTCGTATTTTGTAACAGGCTTTACTGGTGATAGTGCGGGGATTCCATATGTTTGGGTGGAAACTATTGGCGACCCGTTCCCATTCAATAGTGGTGCAACAACAGGTATGTTCAACTTCCATATTAAACCCAACAACGTTGTCTTTGAGGAATTTAGAGCATTGCTGACAAATTATGAGCAATATATCGTATCCCAAAGAGATGGTATAAGGGGATTTAAATTTACGCTAAATGACCCGACTCTTCTTGATGATGGAAGTGTTACATATGCAAGTACGTCAATGCTTTGGACTACAACAGACGGGTATAATATCGATATAAACAATTCTCAATACGAAACGTTTTTAAATTCGATACTAACCATTGGTGCTAAATATGACTATGTTAAGACTAATTTAATCGCAAGATTTTTAACGCCGACATCGCTAAAAACATATGACCTTACCGAAGACGGTAAGATGAGTAAACTTCTAAAGGTATATGGATGGGAGTTTGACCAAGTGAAAAAATTCATAGATTCTTTAACATTTATTAACACAGTCACCTACAATAAACTTAACAACATTCCCGACCAATTAGTCAGCAATTTAGCACGAACATTTGGGTGGGATTATTTTAATCTAGTAAATGAATCAGAATTAGTCAATAGTTTCTTCACAATAGAGTCTGCTGAAAGAAATTTAACAACGGATTTGCTACCAGCAGAAATAAATATTGAACTCTGGAGAAGAATCTTAATGAATACCAATTATTTTTGGAAATCCAAGGGTACTAGGAATGCAATTAAATCGATATTCTTATTAATTGGTATTCCTGAACCGTTCATAAATATTACCGAGTATGTCTATACCGTTGCAGGTAAAATAAACCCCAATAGTGTTGAATTGACAGCAGAGGATTTCCCGAACAGTTCGTTGCCATACGACAATAGCGGTTATCCGAAAGCACCCGTAGAATCAAATAGTTTTTATTTCCAAATTAGTGGTGACAGTGATAGTGGACAAGCGTACATGAATAACTTCAGAAACGCTGGTTTTAATCTACAAAAAACTCCCGACAATAAGAAGTCTTGGATTCAAACCGGAGCAACCACAAGAGTCCATTATACCACACCACAATACTATCAAGCAGATAGTCAGTTGGTTCTTAACACAAAAGAGGTTGGTGTATCACTTGATACTGCACGTGGAATAGAATATGATGTCTATGATTATATCCTAAAGGATTTCGCTGCGAATTCAACGGGATATACAATGCCGTTCTCATATGTGAACCTATCTTTAGGTGTGAGTGTAAAGCAAAATACATTTACTCTCCCCGTGCCTTATGATAAAACACAAGGTAGTTTAGAAGTTAGATATAACGGCATCTTATTAAGTGCACCCAAAGAATTTAGTGGTGCAACGGGTAATGCTCCATATACTAATTATAGTAAAGCGGATTATAGTGCCACGACGAATACCTTTACAATATTAAATAATAATTACGCATATAACAATCCTAATCGAAGAGATGTTATTCAAGCAACGTTTGTTTATAGTGGTGCAACTGCATTACCAGTTAGTGGTGTTACTATTGAATATGTTGTAACAAGAATCAGAGCAAACTTAGCCGGAACAATAATACCATTACCAAGCATGCCACGTGGTGACGTTCAAGTCACAATTAATGGTATTGCACTTACAAAGGGTACACCACAATTTGTTGCAGACTATATTGTTAATCCAAATAATACCAGTGGTTCAAGCAGTATTATAATTCAGAACCCCGACGTTATAGCATATCTTGCAACTAATCCAATAATACAAGTGGCTTATGTTAATGTTGTGGGTAAGAATAACAGTGTTTATGCTAGAAGTGAGGTTGTAAGAGTTGATAGTTTCAACACGGGAAAAATATATTATAATAATTCAGCCAATAAATATGTTTTCACTCTTAATTATAAGATGAATAGCGTCAAAGACGTTAAAATATTGGTTAATGGTATTGCATTAGAGCCAGGAATGGACTATACACTTAATACCCAAAATCCGTATGAAATTTTCTTACCCAAAGGTTTGACATATGGTAGTATTGTTAGTGCATATTATTTGGTGGGAAGTCTTGCTGTTCTTACTCCGATAATTGATGATAATCTTGGTGTTGGAGATATAAGTAACTTATCGTTCTTAGAATTTATCGAAATGATTCAAAGAAGAATGATTAATGCTAGAACAAGAAAAACAATTTCTGATTTTAAAGGCGGGTGGTATCCATCACTATTAAGCGTTTATATTAAATATTTACAAAGAGGTTTATTACCCGAAAGTGACCCAATGCATTCAAACGCATATACGTTTGCTAATCTGTATCCGTTCTTAAGTAAATATAATTCTTTCTTCCAAAGATTTGTTGATGAATTACTTCCAGCAACAATTATATTGGAACAAAGTGGTTTGTTGGTTAGAAACACCGTCTTCACCAAGCAGAAATTTATGTATAAAAGAGGTGTTAATGTTCCGGGCAATGGCAGAATTGCCGTACAGTATCTCGGCGATGACGGTAGTCAGTTTTTAATTGCCCAACCTTCTGCAGTTCAATTACATGTTCATACAACAACTGGTACAACTGGTATTGGTAGAATTAATAATACTGGCGGTAATAGCATTAGTGGGTTTACTTCTCTTACTCAGTACGGTATGCAATATAAGGTAAGCACTGCAACGAGTTGGTCAACACAGTATAAGTCAGGCTTCTTACCGACAAATAAATTTACTATGTCGATAACTGGCTTATCTGAAAATACTAACTATAATTATAGAGCATATGTCAAATCAAATATTTACACTGCAACTGGTAATACCCTAACTCTAAAAACATCGGTAACACCCGGTCCAGTGGTCACAACGAAAACTGGTACAACAACGGCTAATTCGATTAAAAACACAGGTGGTATTAAAATAGGTAGTTATGCTGTAGTAACATCCTATGCTGTGGAGTATAGAATCTCAGGCGGTACTTGGCAAATGTCACCAACTGTTCCTATTACAACACCACTTACTGGAAATAGTTTCAATCTCACAATCAACGGATTAAACGCATATACGTATTATCAGTATCGTGCTTATGTTGTTATTGGCGGTGCTCCATATAGGGGCAATACTCTCTTAATTAGAACGGCAGCGAGTGTATTAAGTGTTCCGACACTATTTAGTGGTAGCACAGCATCGGGAGTAACTTCATCAGGTTTTACCGTAACTAACAGTAAGGTAAAACCTGATGAAG